GAGTATATGCCGATGCCCTCTTGAGCGACCCGAGCAGGAATCAGGGTAAGGCTTATCAGGCGGCTTATCCAGGAACATCAGCCAAAACGGCAAGAGAACGCGGTTCTAAACTATCAACAAATGTCAACATCAAGGCCTATCTTGACAAAACGGACGCAAAAAACCACGAAAAGGCCGGGATAACCCAGGAAAAAATACTAAATGCTGTTGGCGGGGTGGCCTTCCAAGATATTCGCCTGCTCTATGATGAGCATGAGCGACTCCTGCCCGTTCATGAATTATCAGACGAGGCGGCTGCCTTTATCTCCGGGATGGATATCGTCGAGATGAGGGACAAGGACGGCATAGAAGAGTCAGTAAAGAAATACAAATCTAGTGACCGCATTCAGGCTCTCACCCTCCTCATGAAGAACATGGGGATGTTGAGCGAGAAGCAGGCAGAGCCAGAGAAAGCCGCGCCCATCACAATCAATTTCGTTGATGCGATCCCTCCAGCGGGGGATTGAAAACTATCATATAGGAGTGGAAACAAATGCCAGGCCCAGTAGGAAGAGACCTTAACAGGCCACCAAACAAGAAGACCAGGCAGTTGCTCATAACCCTTCCGGTCGCACTCGCCGACTTTATTGACGAGGAATCGGCAGACGGGGGCCGTTCAATCTCAGAGGTTGTGGGGCAGGCTATCGCGGTGGCTATTGATGTGGCCGGGGAGGCTGGTGCGAGAAACCTGTTTGAATTGAAACAGCCATCATGGAACATGCATAAAGGGTTTGCCGGGATTCCTCCAGCGGTACCCATCAAGATCGTGTTTCACGATACCTAATTGGATATCGCCCTTCTCCCTGCCCAGAAGGCCTTTCTCCGCTCCACGGCGCCGCATCCTTGCATCTGTGGCGGGCTAGGGTCGGGTAAATCGGCAGCAGCGACGATGAGGAACATCTCCAAAATGCTGGCAGACCCAGGGACAGACACCCTTATAGGAATGCCTACCTATGATCTCCTGAGACTTCGGGCGATGCCTGGGGTAGAGGAGGATCTAACCAAGCTGGGTGTCGGGTACAAGGTCAACAAGTCAGAATACTTCATTGAGATTTTTGGCTACGGGAAGGTCTATTTTCGGAGCTACGACAACCCGGCCCGGTTCGTCGCCTTCGAGGTGGCGCACACCGTTCTTGATGAGCTTGACACGCTGCCCCTGGAGAAGGCCGCCCTTGTTTGGAGGAAGGCCAGCGAGAGAACCCGGCAGAAGTGCAAGGGCCGGAACACCCTAGCCAACGTCACCACGCCCGATCAGGGCATTAACGGATTCACCTATCAGAAATGGGGGAAGAACCCACAGCCAGGATATGAGCTTATCAAGTCGCCGACGACTGATAATTTCTTCCTCCCTGAATGGTACATCCCGCAGATTCGGGCCAATTACGACCCGATCATGGCTGACGCCTATCTCCGAGGCGAATTCGTTTCATTCAACAAAAATAAAGTTTATCATTTTTTCAGCGCGGAGAAGCACCACACCGACAGGCGGATCAAGGATGGCGAGAGGCTGCATGTGGGAATTGACTTCAACGTCGGCGGCTGCTGCTGCGTGGTATTTGCAATTGAGGACAACAGCCCTGTGGCCGTGGCCGAGTTTGTTGCCCATGATACTCCCGATATTGTAAACCGGTTGAAAAACGGGTACTCTGGGCATAAGCTGACCTTGTACCCTGACGCAACGGGCGGGAACGAAAGTACGAACGCTTCCGCCTCTGATATCGAGATGCTTCAACAGGCCGGGTTTGTGGTCGACGCCCCAAAGGCGAACCCATTCATTCGGGATCGGGTGAACGCCAAAAACGCCCTTTTGTCGCATGGTAGGTTCTCCATCAACACGGATGCCTGCCCCGAATACACCAACTCACTCCAGGTGCAGGGCTACAAGAACGGGAAGCCTGAGAAGTTCGACACTCACCCAGCCATCGACGATTACAACGACGGCGCCGGGTACTTCATTCACCGGAAATGGCCCATTGATAAGCCCGTTATTTTCACTGGGATTGGATCAGCTTCATAGGGAAAGGAAAACGGCATGGAAGAGCGGATTGTCTGCGCAGCTATTCAATTCAAGAGTGGGTTAATTGTGTGTAGCGCCCGCCATTTCGATCCGGGGATGCACATGGTCAACGACTTGATTCAGACCCCGCACGATCCAGGTGAAGCAGAACAGGGGTTCATTAATCAGCGAGGTGAGTTTTTGAACCGAGAGGAAGCGTGGAAGGTCGCAGAAAGCGCGGGCCAAATTTCTCGGCGTGTCGGTGGTGACCGAATCAACGGCGGCCACCTATTCAGTGAGAACCTGTACTAAAACGAGGACACCATGCCCGTAAACTTCGAGCTTCCAGCCTCATAGGAGGGATTGAGAGATGGCGAGACCCAGCCACATGTCTTACGATGAATACCTAGAGGATCTCTGGGAACGCATATCTGAACTACAGCAGCAGAGTGCGCGAAACTTAAAAATAGCTGCGACCATTAACGCTATCACCATTATCATAATCGTGGCATCGTTCCTGGATTTGACCTAAAAGGCCAATCATGCCCGTAGACTTCGAACTTCCAGAATACAAAGCAAACCTCCCCCGCTGGACGCAGGCCGAGAACATCACGTCGGCCCGCAACGTCGAGCAGTATCTGATCACCCTGAATCCAAACGACGATTCCCCCGATAATAAATCCAGAAACGACGCATACAAAGCGCGGGCGGTTCTCTATCAGGTGGCGGGCTACACCCTCAAGGGCCTAGTCGGGATGCTTCTCTGGGACGCCCCGAAAATCACCTTTCCTTCGGCGCTAGATTACCTCGATGACAATGTCGATGGAGGCGGTCTTTCCCTGCAACAGCAGGCGCAAGACGTTTCAGGGGATCAGATCAAAAAAGGGCGGGCTGGGCTTCTCGTCTCCTACCCACAGACGGAGGCGGAAACATCCAAAGCGGTGCTTGCAGAAAAGGGCATCGTCGCCACGATCACCAAGATCGACGCCACCCAGATTATCAACTGGCGAGAAGAAACGGTAGATGGGCAGGTAATGCGGACCCTGGTTGTCATCAAAGAGGTTGAACAGGAAGTGCAGCCGGACGACTTCACGGTCAAGGACGTTGACCAGATGCGGGAATTGCGCCTTGTTGACGGGGTGTTCAGGGTGCAGTTGTGGCGGAAAGCAGAAGAGGGAAGCCAGGAGGGCGAGGAGTGGGTACGCCATGGGCTGGAATTAACCCCGACTGATTCGGCTGGGAAAAACTGGGATGTGATCCCTTTTGAGTTCGTAGGATCGGAAACCAACACCCCATCTGTGGACGACGCCCCCCTGCACCAGATCGTCATCATCAACACAGCCCATTACCGGAATAGCGCCGATTGGGAAGATACGGTCTGGTACGCCGGGCAGGCCCAGCCATGGATGAGCGGCGTAACGCAGGGCCATATTGACCTAATGAAGAACGGAGAGATGTACGTCGGTTCTCGGTCACTTCTCGGCGTCCCATCCGGGGAGAAGTTTGAATTCGCTTCGGCTGAACCGAACTCGGTAGTCCGTCAGGCCATGACCGACAAGATCGACATGATGATCGGCTTGGGAGCCAGGTTCATCACCGACCCAGGGGCGGCGAAGACTGCCACCGAGGCAGCTATCGACGCCAAGGGCGGGCAGAGCACCCTTTCGACCATCGGCATTAATCTGGGGGACGCATACGAAACCGCCATCGGGTGGGTTGCGCGATTCATGGGAGCCGAAGGGGAAATCAAGTTTGAAGTGAACCGGGACTTCGTTGCTCCGGACGCGACCGCTCAGGAGATCCAGGCTATGGTGGCCGGGTTCATACAAGGGGCAATCCCGATGGCCGATTACTTCGCGTGGTTGCAGCGGCGGGGAGTGGTAGAATCAGATCGGAAGCTTGAGGAGTTCAAGGAGGAGGCCAACCCGGCCCCGGCGGTGGATCTTGAGGAGGACGGCGACGCAGATGGTCAGGAAGATGGGGGAGACAATGAAGAAGAAGGCCAGGAATAAGTCGGATAGGTTTCAATTCATCACCACGGATGGTCACGGTGCGCCTATTACATGCGCGTCGTACACGGACGCACAAAAAAAAGCCCCGAAGGGTGGAGAGGAAAACTCACTGTATGGTGAGGGGATATTGTCGATTCTCGCTGCCGATCCTTCCTGTATTCTGAAAGTAAAAGTGGTGGAGATCTAGACCGACGATGCCCCAAGATGCCCTAATAACCATCGCCACACGCCACCAGTCGCACTATGAACGGCTGAAGGCGCACGAGGTCAAGAAGTTCGACCCGTTCCTGCGCGAGATGGATCGGGAATTGCGGGCGGCTCTGGCTGGGGACGACATCACCGACTTCACCCGGAAACGGATGGAGAAGAAGATCACACAGATCGGCGCGCTGCTGAATGGGACGTTCAACGATTATCAAAAGGTGTGGACGGATTCGATCAGCGCGGCATCGATTGAAGAGGCAGGCTTCGAGAGTCGGGCGCTTGCCCAGGTGGTAGAGGGCGTGGAGTTCGCCCTTCCCAGTGATGCGCAAATTGTCGCCGCCGTGTTCAATACCCCGTTGGGGGACATCCCAGGCCCGGGCGGCGGACAACTGCTGGAATCGTATTTCGATCAGGAATCAAAGGCCCTGGTCCGAAAAGTCGAAGGCGCAATCCGATCAGGCTACGCCGAAGGCCAGACGACAGAGCAGGTTATCCGGCGAATTCGAGGAACGAAGAAAGCCAACTTCACCGATGGGATGTGGGCGACCACCAAGCGGGACATTGAAGGCGTCACGCGCACGGCGCTTCAGCATGCCTCTGTCCAGGCGCGGGAAGAGGTCTGGACGGCGAATAAGAGCATTATCAAGAAGGTTGGGATTGCCGCGACGCTCGACAGGAAG